CTGTCTAACTGAAAAGGTAAATGGTGGACCCACAAACTGAATAACATAAGCCGATGAATCGGTTAGTACTAGTGTATAATCTTTACCAGATACCGCTCCAACAATCACATTACCTTTATCCAATCTAAAGGTTCCTGCAGTGTTCGTTGCAGTTGGGGTATAGGTATTAAAATCTTCTTGATTTGAAAATCGAATAAACATTGGATCCTGAGTCGATGTATCACCGATTGTGGTTTCTGTACCAAAATGAAATACATGTCTATCTCTATCAGAGACTTGTGTAAGTCTTGATGCAGTCGGTGCACCTGACATAGTTGTTGCCCGAATATCTCTTGCACCAGCAGCTCCGGCATTCCAAGTAAATGTTTTACCATTATGAATTGTTGCAATTAGTATTTGACCAAAGTTATCAAGACTCCAGTTTCCTGGATCTAGAATCACGTTACTAGTAGATCGAGGAGTGCCCCATGTTTCAGCGCTCCAAGTAGATGTTCCCCAACCAAACCCTGCAGTCTCAATTGTTGGACCCACAAATACATAGGGATCAATTTGAGCAGATCCAGTGCCAGATGTTGTACCTGCTGAATTGGTTGGCATCGTAATTTCAAAAGTATTAGCAGTTACATTTTTTATCTCGAACGTATTATCTTCAAAATCAGATGTTGCATAACCCGATCCAGTTGGAACCGTAACTGAAGAAAAGGTGACATATCTTCCATTTTGTAAATTATGTGTTGTTTTATTGACAGTAACCGTTGGTGAACCGGTTGTTGCATCAAAATCAGCTCCTGTTAAACCAGTATCTAATGGAGTGATGTCATAAATTTTATCAGAGTAATATAAAAATAAACCTTGCGAGCTTCCAATTGCTACATACTTTTCACCAGCTAAGGATTCAAATGCATGTTGAGCACGTGCTGCTCCTGGTATCGTTTGATTAGTTTTACTGAGTTGTGACCAGCCTCCTATCTTTTCAGGTAAACCATATCTAAATCTAACAAAATCTCCATCCACCCATTGAGACTCAGCACCTGAATCGGTTACTTGTTTATTGAATCCGGGTTTGAAGTTAAGTTTTTGTAGCATAGTTTAAAATACATTAGATTATACGTTATGGCAAGTTATCTTGCGCAAGCTGGTATTACAGTGCTTGTAACAAAAGGATTTTCAGCAAATGCCATGTAGATGAATGAACCACCAGAAACATTTGGGTTTGCTCCACTTGTTCTCATTTTAAATCCATTAGATACAAAATCTATATCTTCTGCTGTTGATTCTGCTGAACTTTCATTTGCAAACATTCTTTTATCAATAGGATTAAATCCTGATGATGTTCTTTTATTATCTTTCATTAACCAACTTGTAGCAGAAGTTGTATTTTTAATCATAACCCAAGCAGGTTTAAATCCTGTATAAACAAATGTTCCATCTGTACTTCCATTACCTGTGTAGCTTCCAAACTTACTGAATCCTTTTTTCTCTGCGAAGCAGTAGGCAACATAAGTTGAACCAGAAGCATTCATTGCTGTACTAGTTCCAACACTAAATACACTAGAAGTTGGAGTTGTACTATTCCAAATGGTGCTTGAAGAACCAGGAGTAGTTGTTGAGTCTAATATTAAATATTGAAGTCCTGTTAAAGCATTATGCCAAGTTATCCAACCATTTGTTCCACCTGTTCTTCTTTTAACTATCACAAGACCTGGAGTAGTACCTAAACCGTGTCCAATAGTTTGAGTACCACCAGCACCTGTATAAGTTACAATACTAAATCCACTTGTAGTATTGGCACTAACAGTTGAGGTTATGCTTCCATCTGTGTTTGATGCAGTTGTGTTTGAGGCTAACCAATTCCATGCCACATGAGTTTGGCCTGAACCATTAACTCCAGTGGCATTTCCAAGACTAAATCCATCAGAATCAAAACTTGTTAAACTAGTTGCACCAGTTTGTTCTGCATTAGTAAGATTAGGAAATAATTGCACTGTTGCACCTCTAAGACTATCAAATGATTGATGATTGTGTGCATTACTTCTACATTTAATCCAAGTCCAATCAGGTTGAAAACCAACTCCAGTTATAGATTGAGTTCCACCATTACCTGTATAAAGTTTAGTATTAAAATAATCGTCTGGTTTGTCTATATCTGTGTAAGCCATTATCCAAACTCCGCTAGGTTTTTAGTGTTTAAAGAATAGTAATTGACCCCACTATAGGTGGGATTATATTCAAAATTTCCATATCCGTTTGCATCTGCATTACCAGAGGTAATTGCAAAAGGTGGTGAGCCAAAATTAAGACTTACAGTAGAACTATAAACAGCATAAGCAAAACAATATTCTGTTCCAGCTAAGGATAGACCACCAGTTCCAGAACCTCCACTAGACGGATCTCCTGAATTTTGCATAACACCATTTTTACTAAAATAAACAAACTTGTTGTCCATGTCTAAATATGCTCCAATAATATCTCCAGTAGTATAACTTGCACCAAAAGCAGATGCAATACCATTATTATAAGATGTACCATAGTAATAATAACCTCTACCATTAACAGAAGTTCCAACAAGAACTGGTGACCATATGCTTACTAAATCCATATCTTCAACACCAAAGAGCATACCAACACCACCAAAAACATCTACTTTCATTTCTGCATACCATTTACCTTGTGTGACAACTAAAGTTGAGCCACTTGCTTTCCAAGATGCACCATTACTAACAGTAAGATTGCCATTTGAATAAGTAGTTAGTGATGGTATTAAATTATTTCCTACTGCAAAATTATTAGTCGGTGTATCAGTAGATTGATCTATGCTAGTTAAGTTATTTTCAGTATAGTTATTTCCATTACCACTATCATCTTGACCTAATGCAGCAGAGTTTTCAAATGGTAAATAAAATCCATTTGTGCCAAAAGTTAAACCAGATACATCTATTGGTTTCCATATTCCACTACCCGCATCAAATTCTCCAAATGATGTTGCGTCTAGTGCTGTGCCATCAATGAAAAAAAATTCTGACATGTAGCCATCAAAATGTTTACTACCATCGTAAGCATAATGACCTATATCATTTTTATGACTTGATTTATTCCAAACAAAGGTTTGATTTAAAGAAGGGTTTGTACTTGTAGCAAATGAAGTTTCTCTTTCACCATTAAAAAAAATTTTGCATCTATCATCAGCAGTTGCATTAGTACTGTCTAAAGTAATAACTAAATGATACCATGCAGAAGTATCTCGAAAAACTCTATTTGTTATTTTATTTACATGTACAGTAGCACCACCACCAGAATAACCTATTAGCTGGAATGTGTTATCTGTATTAAACCTCATGTAAAATAAAGAAGCACTCGTATAGTTTGTAGAAACAAGCCTTTGATCAGTTCCTAATTTACTTCTTTTAATCCAAAAACTAAAAGTCATTGTTGTTAAGTTTCCATCACTTGCTGGTGTTCTTGTTAAATTTGAAGTCCCATCAAATCTTAATGAGTTATCAACGTTATAACCACCTGCTGCTAATTGATTGCCACCAAGAATAAGCACTTTAGATTACCTCCTCTGGCCACTCTCCTAAAGGTCTTGTATACACAGGATCTTGTTCTGTTCCTGTGTTAGTATATTCATATAATGCTTTGAGTGCATCGACATTTGCTGCACCATCTATCGCAGTTTCCATTTCATTAGATCTAGTTCTAACTGCTGCTCTGTAAGTTGTAATGTCTGCGGGTACAGTATAATCAGCAACTTCAGTTGCTTTAACGACATACCAATCTGTTTTAGCAAGTAATCCTGCAGCTTGATCTTTTACAATTCTTTTCTTTTCAGTTTTTAAACCGTAGTTAATAAGTTGAACACCATCTTCTAATATAGGTTGGTTATTTTCATCTACTGCATTTTCATCTTCTAATCTTTTAGCAGTTGCAGTTCCCCAAGATTCAGTAACCTGACCATTTGCAAATGCAATTGTTGAATTTGTATTATTATAATATGCTGGATCTTTGTAATTTGTTTTATCGACAATTATTTCATAAATACCAATAGCTTCTTTTTCAGCTTTGGTCCATTTCATAAAAATGTCTCCTGGATATTGTGTATCATTCAACACAAATCCTTTTGCATAATTAAATGTTTTTGTTACTTGTCCATCTTGTACTAATGCCCACATAATTTTTCTCCTAACTTAATGTTAAAGCTTGGTTTCTTCCAACCTCTAACCACTTTGTACCATTATATCTAAACACAAACAAGTCCCCTAAATCAGCGGTTGTTGTTAATGTCGGTGCAGTATCTGAAGCGAATTCATAAACTGCGTTCCAAGTTAAAGTTCTTGAACCTGTACCATCCTGTATTACCAGTAAAGAGACGAATTGTCCAGTGGCTCCTCCAGTTGGAGCAGCAATAGTTCTATTGCCTCCTAGAGTTACTTTTGCTACGGGTTCTGCATTTACGGCCCAATTTATAGTCGCTCCATCAGTTAATGTAGCTTCTGGATTATATACTCCATCATTAAATTTAATAAGTCCTGTGCCTTTTGTAGTAATATCTAACCCTACATTTGTATCATCTCCTGCTACTGATAATGCAGGATTATTACCTGTTGCAGCATTAGTCATTTCAAAATAATTGACTGCAGTAGTATTTTTTTGAAAAATTAATTGTTCATTATCAGAATCATCTCTAATTCCTTTTGCATCATCAAATTGAATGTCAAAAGAATTAGTATCTAG